AAAGGCGGGCGATCAACCCACGTACCCTCGTCAGAGTTTACCGCTTCGTCGAGGTTCGATGCGTTGTTGTAAAGTACCTTGACCGCCGTAGAGCCAAGCGGCTCGTTACTCGTATCGTAGGTGTTGGTCATTCTCAAGCTCCAGCAGGCGGGAAATTGTCGTCATCGGCGTACATCCTAACATCATAGTTAACGGCTTTCATGCCGCAGGTACGCGTACTTTTAGGATTGACTTCGGTAATCAGCGCAGGATAGATCCACCGAGACTCGTGCCCAAACTGGACGATCGGCGGAAGCATCGCGCTGTGAATCAGCGGTTCGAAGTCAAGGGTAGGGATAGAGAACCAATAATCGTCAATCCGCGTGGCGGTGTAAGGCCCTGAAGCCGTGCCATCGCGGCGCCGAACGAGAACCTTATGCGTTCCGCTCTGCGACCAGTCTAAAGCTACAGAAGCCTTGAGCTGGTAAGGGGAACCGGGAACATAGTCAACGATCTCGGCGTTCTGCCCATAGTTAGGTGTCGAGTCGCCTAACCCCGTGTACGAAAAGTAGCTGCTGTTCAGGCCAGCCAGTTCTGTTTCGAACTCGTACTCCGCTTGGCGGTAAAGGAAGCTACGGCGCAGGCGCATCCCGTAACGCCAAGCGCGCGTCTTGTCGCCAACCCCTTCCAACCGCTCTTTCTTGACCTTAGTCCCGGCTTCGTAGACGCCGGGGGAGATCTCCAAACGACATTTAACGGTCTCGTCCTGCTTAGTCGTATGGTCGTAGTACTCAATATCCACGCCATCAAACTGGTCTGGCAGTTCCGGTCCGGTGAAGCTGCGTGTCAGCGGCGCCAGCATAACGCGAGGGTTGTATACGTGGTCGAACGTCTCGCCACGCGCTTCGTCGCGTACGGCGGTAATAACGCCACGGTCGATAGTCAGCTCCGACATGCCGGGCCTTAGCGCTTCAATCAGGAATTCCTTGACCGTGCCTTGATCCATGATTATCCGGTCGTAGTACTCACCGCGCGGCGTCCAGCGTGTAGATTCCAAGCGTTCTAGCGTAGCTATGCCTAGGTCTTCGGTATCCGAATAACCTATGTCTCTACAGATGTAGCCGATGGCCGCTGAGATCTCCCGAGTAGCTTGCATAGGCTGCCAAGCGCCGTCTCGCAATACGGGAAGCATCCGGGTGCACTCCAAGTTCACCAAGTTCTCCGCGCGGGTACTCAGGCGATCGCCGCCGCGGATGTCGCAGGTAAGCATGGTCATACCCGCGTAGGAAGTCGGGGACTGGTCGAACATCCTTCCGTACAGACTGTACCACTGTGAATCGTCTTTCGCTTCGTCGTCGCGCCCGCTGGAACCTTGGGGTGGCAGTCGACGAATGCGGCACTCCGGGCGCATAGCGTAGGGCAACACTTCCCGGAACGTGTAGCCAACGGCGTCCATAGACTTGTTGGAAACCGATTTCGTCAGCGTCGTCCACGCGCCGCCTAGCGCCATGTCGCGATACTCGAATACATGTCCGCTTGAAATCGAGTACTCCTGCCCTTCTCGCCCAATGCCTATAAGCGTGGTGTAGAGCAGGCTCCATTCGATCATATCGACCACTTCGTTTTCCGGGCACGCCGGGAAAGGACCGCGATAGCCCCCTGTGTAGTTCGACGTATCTAGTCGTATCTGTCCTTGGTTGGTAGTGCGTGACGGCCACCCTGTCCAGGTGCCGTCAACACTGCCGTTCTCCAACAGGCGGTCAACGGACATCAGCTGAGGCGCGATAGCGGTAACCTTGAAGCGAAGCCCCGGATACCCGAAGGCCATAGTGACCGCCCCTAGTGTCAGACCACTGGCCGGCACCCCGCCGAGGTAGTTAAGGCGCAGAGTGGTTGCCGTCTGCGAAGCCACTACATAGGTTCCGGCGTTCGCCCCCGCGATCTCGATAGTGGCGCCGTTCGGAAAACCTAATGCCGCGATATCGCCGTTGATCACATCGCGGGGATCGCTGCTGTCGCCGTCTGTGATGGTGTAAGGGTACGGGGCGGCAATGCGGATCAACAGGTTTACTGTCCAGTCTGCAGGGAACGATCCCGCCCCGGAAGCGATGGCTACCGTTTTGGCGTTAAACGTCATCGATGTTGCTGTAACGGATTCGGTCAGGGAAGTGGATACCGTCAACTGAAGCCCTGCCGTGCCGCTGGAGCTGCCACCCACCTCGGGCGCAGGATACCAGTTCCAATGTGCTTCATCCGCCGCCATCGATTGGCCCGGCTCGTAGAAGGCATACCGCGCATCGTCACCAAGCGAGACCATCGGCGTTTCGCCCACCTTCAAGCGGCTTACGGGTTTCTCGTAGTAGCCTTCCCCGACGAACATACACATTTCAATGCGCTGCTCGCGGGGTGCCGCGAAGTAACGGCGACTGGGCGTAGCGAAGTCCGGGTAACGCTGCGGGGCGAAGCCGAAAATCTGCACTCGAGGGGAATTGAGCTTGACCTTGTTACCCTTCGCGCTGGCCTCGTCCAGTCCTTCACCCGTCCGGTTGTTCGCCGAAGGCTGGGTAGGCAGCTTAGGCATCAGCGCCGCGAGAGCTGCCTTAGCACCGTAGAGCAGGGCGAAGGTGATCGAGAAAGGGTCTGTGCCCTTCGGCTCGCGGTAAATCTCCACGTAGTCGTTAACGTCTACTTTGCAATCCGCCCAGTTTGCTGGCATTTGGTGGATGCCGTTTACGTGGACGCTGATAGGCAACGACTGAAGATCGCGGTCCCGAGAAATGCCGTTCGCATAGAGCCATGAAAGAACAGTCGTTTTGCCTTTCAGCTCGTACTGTTCTTTTGGCGCGTCAGGGAAGCGACTGGCGAAGACTTCAATCATGCTTATCGGTCCGTGTGGAAAGTGACTTTGTTGTGGCTGCTGAGCCATTCGCAAAGCCTAACACGCCGAGCGCTTTTCTCTGGATTGATTTCGAGGATGAATAGTTCGCCGTCGAAGTCCAGCACTACACCGACGTGCGTACAGATTTCACCGATAAGCACTGCAGCGATGGCGCCATGCTCCGGTTGGCACTCGCGCATCTTCGAGGATTCTTCTCGGTACGCCTTGGTGAATAACCTCGGTTTGTCGTTGCGCAGATCGCCGTATGACGGCAACTCAGATAGGCCGAGATGCTTAGCGCGGACCTCGCGTACCAGCCCCCAGCAATCAAACTCGACGGGACCGCGGCCTCCGTCCACATAGACCGCTTCGGTCAGGTAGTAGTTAACCCAGTTCATACGATGTACCTCAATCCGGGCGCGTAATCAGCGGTCAGGAAGCGGCGGGGCCAGGCGGTGCCGATCGGGTTGAAATACCCGCATTGCAGGTTGGCGATGATCCCTTGAAGCTCCCCGCTCAATACGACCAGGTTGTAAGGTTTTTCCTGTGGTGCGCTTTTGTTGCTCGAAAGGAATGTGCGGTAGATGACATTGGCGCGGGCGTTGGCCGCGACGGCGGTGTCGACGAAACGCGAAACCTCGCCGGTCGTATTGTCCACTGCAAAGGCCAATGTCTGATTGCCCTTGTTGTTCTTCTTTGGCAGCGTGATCGACATGTTCACGCCGCGGAAGGTGAGCGTCCTGTTGTCCTCCGTCGTGCAGACCTGATCGACAAATCCCGTGGCCAGCAAGATAGGTTCCGCCCACGCGGCGCTGGTGATCTCCAGGGTGCGGATAATCACATCGTCGCCACCGCTCGCGTTTACCTCTTCCAAGATCGTCATGCGAGCGGCCACTCACGGTTCATCGCGTAATCAAAGATATCCGCATCGAGGATGTAATCCGGAAGAAGCTCCGCCCAACCATCGGGTAGCATCGGCTCGAACTCTACTTCAAGGACCGCGCTGTATTCCCAAATGAATTTCCCCATGAGCTGACCGCCTGTCGGCGTGGTCGTCAAGCGGACCGTCAGGATGTCGAAACCCATGTTCGTCAGCAACGGCATACTGAACCAACCGGACTTCGCTACCTGATTCACCCACGCGATGAACAGCCTAGCCTGCGCATCCTTCGGGAAACGCCAAGTCGCGTTAATCAGGAGGGGAGCATCTTCGAACTC